TATTTGATAATGACCAAGAGATGGCTCTTAACTTAGGATTTACAGGATTCCGTAGAGGATATGACTTCTACAAGTCTGACTGGAAATACCTAAACGACCCAACAATGCGTGGAGGGCTTACTGGAACTGGTGCTGTAAACGGTATGTTAGTTCCTGCTGGTTCTACTACTGTATATGACCAAATCTTAGGAAAGAATGCTAAGCGTCCTTTCTTACATGTACGTTACAGAGCTTCTGAAACAGAAGACAGACGTTACAAGACTTGGATTACAGGTTCAGCTGGTGGTGCTGCAACATCTGATTTAGATGCAATGGAAGTAAACTTCTTATCTGAAAGATGTGTGTGTACTATGGGAGCAAATAACTTTGTGATTTTCCAATCATAATAATGTAAATACCAGGGAGGGTATTTATTGCCCTCCCTTTTTTTAATAATTAAATTTTAATCAAATGAAAAAAAATAATTTAGTCAATAAGACTTACAAACTTACCAAAGAAGCAGCACCACTTTCTTTTATGCTGCCAACTAGAAATTCAAGAAGATATCCTTTAATGCATTTTGATGAGGTCAAAGGTGAAAACAGAGCTTTGCGATATGCAAGAAATCAAAAAAGTCCTTTTGAAGATGAGCAGGATGGAAACGCTATTGTGGAACCTGTTATTTTTGAAGATGGATTTTTGCACGTTTCTAGAACTAATCCAGTTCTTCAGGAGTTCTTACATTATCACCCAATGAATGGTGCTAAATTTGTAGAGGTTAATACAGAAAAAGATGCTCAGAAAGAAATGGATGTTTTAAATTCAAGAGTGGATGCTTTAATAGAAGCTAGACAATTAGATATAGAACAAGTAGAATCTTTAGCTAGAGTACTGTTTAATACAGATGTATCTAGAACTACCTCAGCTGAGTTAAGAAGAGATATTTTAATTTTTGCAGAGCAAGAGCCAGCACAATTTTTAAACGCTGTTAAAGACCCTACATTAAAGTTAAACTCTTTAGTTCAAGAGTTTTTTTCACATAAGGTATTAATATTTAAAAATAATAAAAAAGACGTATACTTTAATACCCCTAAAAATAAGAAGAGGATGTTAAATCTTCCGTTTGGAGAAGACCCTTATTATGTTATCTCTTCATATTTACAAACTGATGATGGAATTGACATATTAAAATTTTTAGAAAAAAATCTAGAAAACAAAAGATAGTATTTCTATTAACGTTATACCAAGGGGTTGCAAAAATGCAACCTCTTTTTTTTTACTTATCTTTGTATTAAATAATTTAACAGATGAGCATTATTAATTCGGTACGAGAAACAGTGCTGTCGGTCCTTAATAAAAACAACTACGGATATATTACTCCTAGTGATTTTAACCTTTACGCAAAGCAAGCTCAATTAGATATATTTGAAGATTACTTTTATCAGTATAACTATCAGGTAAATCAAGAGAATGCTAGAAAATCAGGAATAGGATTAGCAGACATTAAAAAAATATATGAGGAAGCGATTGACTTATTTTCTGTAACATCAGGATTATATAATCAGGTAGATAATACTTATTCTGTTCCTTCACTAGCTACAACAGGTAGTGATTACTATTTATTAAACAAAGTTTTAGTATTTAATGATGTTTTAGATGAAGGAATTACAACAGGAACCTCTGGAGGGTCAAATAAAATTATAGACGCTAACGCTGATTTTAGTGATATTGGTGTAGGAGATATTGTAGCACTTGAGAATAACGGTGTTCAATATCTAAAAGTAGTAACTGTAGTTAATAGTACTACACTACAAGTTTCGCCTAATGAAGCAGGTCCTCTTGGCACAAAATATTCTATATATAAAAAAGGTACACGTTTTAATGAAGCAGAAAGAGTTACGCATACTAAAATAACAATGTTAAATAACTCTATACTTACATCTCCTAACTCTTTTTATCCAGCGTATACAACAGAAAGCGTATCGTTAGATGTATTTCCTGAAGATATAAACTCAATTGGTAGAGTTAAGTGTCAGTATATTAGATACCCTAAAGACCCTAAGTGGACATACGTGCAGTTAGTAGGAGGAGAACCTTCGTTTGATTCATCTAGTGCATTGTATCAAGATTTTGAGATTCCATTAGAAGATGAGCCTACACTAGTTAATAAGATATTACAATATGCAGGAATGTCTATAAGAGAAACTCAAGTTACACAGTTTGCAACAGGATTGGATACTATTGAAACACAAAAAGAAAAATAATGGCATATATAAATGATTATACATATTACGAAAATACAGGCAACCCACACACAGAACAAGATAACTGGGGGTCTTACCAGTATGTAAGCTTATACGACATAGTAAATAACTTTATGTTAATGTATGCTGGTAACCACAGCTTAGTTAATAACGAGGAAAGATATAGAGTTCTATTTCATGCAAAACGAGCAATACAAGAACTTAATTATGATGCTTTTAAGGAAATAAAAATTTTAGAATTAGATGTTTGTGAAAGATTACGATTCGTTCTTCCGCAGGATTATGTAAACTGGGTTAGAGTTTCTTTATATAAAGATGGTGTTCTAAGACCATTAACTGAAAACATACAAACAAACTGGAGTGACGCTTATCTTCAGGACCATACATGTAGAATATTATTTGACCATGATGGAAATATATTAAAACCTTCACAAGCTTTTATAGATTTACAAAGAGTAGAGGGAACTAAAAAAAGTATTTATCTTAACGACCAAAGTCCTTACAATAATAGAGAAGGTTATTGCGTGGATGGGGAGTGGTATTTTGATTATGGCGTGGGAGCTCAGTACGGATTAAATACTGAAACAGCGAATGCTAATCCAACATTTAAGATAGACCCTAAAGGAGGAGTTATTAATTTTAGTTCTGATATGGCAGGGAACTTATGTATTGTAGAATATGTGTCAGACGGAATGGAAAATGGAGAGGATTCATTAGTAACTGTCAACAAACTTTTTGAAGAGTATGTATACGCTTACATTCAATATGCTATTTTAAATAGTAAATTCGGAGTTCAAGAATATGTTGTGAATAGAGCTAGAAAAAGAAGCTCTTCATTATTAAGAAACGCTAAAATTAGAATAAGTAATATACATCCAGGGCGATTGTTACAGAACATGAGAGGTATGGATAAGTGGATTAAATAAGCATGGCAAAAACTACTAGGAATTTTATTGCAGGACGAATGAATAAAAGCGTTGACGAACGCTTGCTGCCTAATGGCGAGTATGTTAATGCTATGAATCTTCGTCTAGGTTCAACTGAAGAATCAGAGGTTGGGTCTGTTGAAAACACAAAAGGGAATACCCAGTTAACTTCATTACAATATAATGGTGTTGATTTAAGTAGTCAGGCTAGATGTATAGGAGCTTATGAGGACGGTCAAAGAGAAACTTTATATTGGTTTGTAAATGACCCTAATCATCCGATAGGTGGAATTGTTGATATGGTTGTGTCTTTTAATGTTGAGTTAAATACGTTGATATATCACGTTATAACTGCGGACGTAACAAAAACTATTTTAAATTTTAATCCAGATTTTTTAATAACAGGAGTTAATAGAGTAGAGGATTTATTGTTTTGGACTGATAATTATAATCAGCCAAGAGTTATAAATATAACTAGAAACTATGATTCTGCAGCTTCTTTTTTAGAAGAACAACTACTTGTTATAAAAAAACCTCCAACAAAATCTCCTGAATTTCAATTAGTAAATTTATCTGGAGATGAAAACTTTTTAGAAGAAAGATTTATAACGTTCGCATACAGATACAAATATGAAGATGGCGAGTATTCTGCACTTTCACAGTTTAGTGAACCTGCTTTTATACCTAAACCTTTTGATTATTCTATAGCTAGTGGTCTTAATGAAGGAATGGCTAATTCATTTAATAGTGTAAATGTAACATTTAATAGTGGCGGTCCTTTAGTTAAGAATATAGAAGTTGCATTTAAAGAAACAAATTCGAATGTTATAAAATCAATTGAGGTTTTTAATAAAGAAGATTTAGGATACGCAGATAATACGGATTATATTTTTAATTTTACTAACAGTAAAATATATACTGTTATTAATCCTACTCAGCTTGTGCGTATATTTGATAATGTTCCTTTAAAAGCTCAAGCTCAAACAATAATGGGTAATCGTTTGATATATGGGAATTATGTAGATGGATACGATTTAACTGACCTTAATGAAAACCCTATCAAACTAGAGTACTACTGTCAATTAATATCCAATGAGATTAGTTTAGAGAACATTTCGGATGCAACGCAAAATTTTAATTATACATTTGGCGGTACTAATCAAATACCAAACGCATCTGTATATTTTGATTTTGGTGATATAGATTTAGTTGCTGGTGCTAGTATAACTTTTGACATAAGGTTTTCTCATAATTCATTTGCTGGTCCAGGAACTGCTCCAACTGAAACGTCAACAAATTTAACTTTAAGTTTTACTTTTATACTTCCAGCTGATTTTAATAGTGTATATGAGTTAGCAACAGATTCTTTGTTTGTTGAATCAATAGGTACTGCATCAAACATACTTCCTGTATATGACCCTACTCCTGGAGAGCCAACTTCTTGTTCTGGATTTACTCTTACTGATGATTTTAATTGTTTTATTCCAAACACTTTAGATAGTTATATTAAATTTGAAAGTGGGATTAACGCTCCTGGACAGGCAATAGAAATAATTACATCTCCTGGAAGTTCAGAAATAGGATTTGGATTATTAGCTATGAGATTTGTTGACAACCTAACTACACCTACTACCAGTATTTATGAATACTATAGCGTTACATTCGCTGAAGGTAGTTATTTAGGAGTAGGAAATCCTAAGAGCTTACACAGTGATAGAGATTATGAACTAGGTATTATATATATGGACGAATTTAACCGTTCTACTACTGCTCTTGTAAGTAGAAATAATACAGTTCATGTAGGATGCGTGGCAGCTCCTTTACAAAACCATATAGAAGCTATTATACCTCCAACACAACTAGCTCCATTATGGGCTGATAGATATAAGTTTGTTTTAAAACCAGATTTAGAAGGTTATAATACTGTATATACAAATATATATTTTAATGACCCTACAACTAATGCAACATACTTTTTGTTAGAAGGAGAGAATGCAAGAAAAGTAGAAGAGGGCGATAGGCTTAGAGTAAAGGCAGACACTGCTGGTCCTACTACAAGATGTCAGTACGCTACCGTACTTCAGAAAGAAGCTCAAACGGAAGATTTTATTGAACCACCTCTTGTCGATGATGATGGGAATGACATATTTATTCCTGCTGGAACATACATGAAAATACTAGCTAATGATTTTCAAACTATTGCAGGCGATAATCCTACTATACAATTTGGACGTATAGGT